GGCAGGCGGCAGCCTGACAGAGGGGCTGTCCCCTCTATGTAACTGATAACTAATCAACTTCGAAAAAGCAGAATAGCAATAAATTACGGACTTGTAACACGAGGTAGCGGTTCCTGTTCCCTGGCTGTCCCTGGGCAATCTGAACAATGGCACGATTTACGGCCTCTGGATTCTGAATGCGAACAATGGCGTTGGCAATGCGAACTGGAATATCGTTTCCGGATTTTCTTGAAAATGATTTGATATTTGTGTTACATTTCGCTCCACAGGACGGAGCCTGCAACAGCAGCGTGGGGCATCACCGAAATTTGATTGAAGCCGAACCTTGTGATCGGGAGCATAGGAGCCTGAGACAAGGACCATGAATGCAGTTGATTCATGCGTGGGGTGAGTAGAAAAACCGAAAACCCCTTATATCAAGAAACGAATGAAACGGTATTGTAAAAATATAACATTAGATCAGAACTTTATAACCGCATGTATCTATGAATGTCTGAGCGATAAATGGAACCGTATGGATACAGCCCGATTTCTGGCAAACTATACGAATATTATTACAGCCAGGCAGATACACAGGATTATAAAAGAAAACTTTAAAGACTGGTTACATAATTTAGTCTGCACAGCAGCGGCAGGAATGGAAGAAGAAATAAAACTCAGAAAAGTATCTTTTGATCCTATAAAGACAAGCGCAAGGCTGGATGGAAATTCAGGGAAAGTAAGAGATATAGGTGTTGAGTGCATAAAACAGCAGATATACGATTATGTAGCCACAAACGGCTTAAAAGAATTATTTGTAAGAAAAGTAGGAACTTATCAATGTGCGAGCATTCCAGGGAGAGGACAGATCTATGGAAAAGAAGCAATTGAAAATTGGATCCGCAAGAATCCGGGCAAGACCAGAGTAGCAGCAAAGGGAGATGTCCGGAAATGCTATCCATCCATCAACAGGAGAAAAATGAAAAGAATGTTAGAGAAGCAGGTCAGAAATGAGGACCTGCTTTATTTGACTTTCGTTTTAATTGACTCATTCGATCAGGGGCTGTCAATCGGATCATACTTGAGCCAATGGCTCTGTAATTATTATCTGAGTGCAGCTTATCATTATGCTGCTGAAAAGCTGTTCAAGAGGAAGAAACACCGAGACGGAACAACAGAAGAAATCAGGCTGATTAATCATGTATTGTTCTACATGGACGATTTCATACTGATCGGAAGTAGAAAGGCAGACGTAAGAAAAGCAATGAAGCTCCTGGTTAAATACATGAATGAGTATTTAGATCTGACGGTAAAACCAGACTGGAAGCTGTTCCAGATCGACTGGATAGACAAAGAGGGAAAACATCATGGAGAACCTATTGATATGATGGGATTCAAAATATATCGGGACCACACAGAGGTAAGACGGAGCATTTTCCTGAGAGGACGCAGGGCATTTGTAAAAGCCGGGAAGTATGCGGAGAAAGGAAAAGCGATACCATTAGATCTTGCGTACCGGTGTATAGCATATTACGGATGGTTCAAACATTCCGACTCTGAATATTTCAGAGAAAAGTATAACGTAGATAAGATATTTGAGAAAGCGAAAAGGAGGGTAAGTCGTGAAAGCAAGATTTACAGAAAAACAGGATCCTGTAACTTGGAATGCGCTGCCTGATGGAAACGTGGATGTAATGATATGTCTGAATGAAAAGACTGTTACAGAAACTTATCCGGATACGGATCCGGAGACAGAACAGACAGTATTCGAATATGATTTTAACCAGTTCCGGGAAAAACAGGAGAAGATCTCAGAGGAAACTGTAAGAGCATCACCGGAAAAATATCTGAAATATATTCCGGAGAAAGAAAAAAGCACTGAACAGAAATTTGCAGAACAGGCAGAACAGATCGAAATGTTGAAAGACTGCCTACTGGAAATGAGCGAACAGGTTTATGCGTAGAAATCTAATTATTTTATTGTTAAGCAAAGGAGACAAAGATATGATGGCGAAATTATGGGCGAGTGAAATTTTAAGCAAAGAAACTATTGAGGAAGCAAAAGAGGAATACAACAGAGTTCCGCGTCTGTTAAAAGAAAAGGTGAAAAAACTCCTTATTGATGCAGGTATGGAGGAAATTACTGAGTAATCGGGAAGCATGACTAAATTACAAATTATTAGCAGGCAATGGTCCTCTATTTATGATTTACTGCTGTATATTCAGGATAAAGAGAAAGCAAAGTCTCTGGAGGATATACAGCAAGATTTAGATATAATTGAGTATTCATGCCGGAAATATGTAGACGTAGACGACGAGGAAACAAATATGGACAATGAACCAATTTCAAGGGCGGAGCATGAGGAGTTTCGCAAAAGAATTGAAGCAGAAGATAATCGCCAGAACAGGCGGATTGAAATTCTGGAAAACAGTGTTCAGCAGCTCCAGGAATTAGTTACATCTGTACAGACGCTTGCAAACAACATGGAGAACATGGTGAAAGAGCAGGGACAGCAGAGCGCAAGACTGGAAGCTCTTGAGTCAAGAGACGGGGAAAAGTGGCGGACAGTAACAAGTTACTTATTAACAGCTATATTAGGTATTGCAGTTGGAATTATTGCAAAACAGTTTGGATTATAAGGAGGAGCAAAATGTTTAAAAATTGCGTATTTAAGCCAAGCGTAGACACAGTGAAATGGTGGAAGAAAGCAGGAATCAGAGCAGTAAAGACAATGGCACAGACTGCAGTGGGCGTGATCGGAGCCGGAAGTGTGATCTCTGCAGTGGACTGGAAGATGGTTGTATCATCTGCAGTAGTGGCCGGAGTTGTAAGTCTGCTCACAAGCGTCGCAGGAATCCCGGAAGTAGAGGCGGACGAAAACCTGAACAACTTGTTTTCTGATGGAACAAAATAATTTTGCACAGCCCGGTATAATGCCGGGCTTTTCCTGGAGGTAAACATGGAAATCAAAGGAATTGACGTTTCCGCCTGGCAGAAAAATATCAACTGGGAAACAGCCGCGAATTACGGTATAGGGTTCGCCATTCTCCGGATCACAGAAGCCGGGAACGTTACAGATAAATATTTTGAAAAAAATTATGCGGCGTGCCAGGAGCATAACATTCCAACAGGAGTATATAAATACTCTTATGCAATGACAATCCCAGAGATTGAGTCAGAGGCACAGAAAATTATTTCTGTATTAGCTGGACGGAAATTGCAATTTCCAGTCTGGTTAGATCTTGAGTGGAACAATCAGAGAGCACTTGGAGCTGAAAGTCTCCACAAAATGACAGAAGCATTTGAAAAGATTATTGTTAAGGCAGGGTATAAGTTCGGAATCTATTGCAATGTAGACTGGTACGAAAATGTAATATGCAGCCATTTGAAAAAGTATGAATTTTGGGTAGCACGCTATCCACAAAACGATAATGGAACATTGCAGGAACGCCTGCGCCCAGACTTCGGAGTAGGATGGCAGTACTCCAGTAAAGCAAAGATACCGGGAATTGCTGGAACGGTAGACAGAAACATATTCTACAAAGATTATGCTGTACAGGAAGGAGGAATCAACATGGATAAAGCGATTGAGAAAGTTATAATGATTGCAAAAAATGAGATTGGATACTTAGAGAAAAAAAGTAACAATCAACTGAACGACAAAACCGCAAATGCAGGATCAGCTAATTACACAAAATATTGGCGCGACGTTTACCCAGGATACCAGGGACAGGCGTGGTGCGCCTGCTTTGTGAGCTGGTGCTTTATGAAAGCGTTCGGATTAGAAAATGCAAAGAAACTTCTCAAACATTGGCCATATGTATATTGCCCGACTTTAGGAAACCTTTTCACAAGGAACGCAAACCCAAAAGTAGGAGATATTGTGATCTTTTACCGCGGAGGAACTTTTACACACACGGGAATCGTTACAGCAGTAATCGGAGACAGATTCTATACAATCGAGGGCAATACGTCCGGAGCATCTGAAATCGTAGCCAACGGTGGAGGAGTATGCGCGAAAAGCTACCTGAACAGTAAGCTCCCTGGAACAAAATTCTGTACACCAGATTACAGTATTGTTAATGGAGAGACAAGCAACACAAAGGAAAATAGTAACACAGTAACAGGAGGTAAATACATGTTTGAACCGGAAACAGTACAGTTAGGAAGCGCAGGAACATCCGTATTGCTTTTGCAGGAAATTCTTGTTGCAAGAGGATTCAAAGGAAGAAACAGCAAAGTTCTTGACCTTGACAGAGAAGCTGGGGACAATACTATTTATGCACTTAAAGCATACCAGAAATCACGAAACGGAGCCTTGGAAGTAGATGGAGTATGCGGACCGGCAACATGGAAAGATCTTATTGCTATCTGATTTAATAAAATAGTGTTATAAATTAGTAGTAGTAACTGATAGCAACCCACAGGTTACTATCAGTTACTACTACAAAAAGGTCATAAAAAAATGACCTTTAAATTCTTGTGATCGTCAATCTGAATTTCTTTAATGACTGATCTCCAGAGCTGACGGCGTTCTGCTGGTTCCAATGTCTGATATATAGAATCCAGATCCATCTTTAAGAGCTTCCGGATTGGAGTCAGATCTTTCTGCTCCTGGTTGCGTGGGAGATTTTCCAATTCTTTTATATATTTCTCTTTATCTCTTTTTAGTTCATCCATAGTAATTATGTCATTTATGTACAGATCTTTCAGCTTATCAATTTTTTTCAGGAGTGCTGTTCTCCGGGAATCATAATCAATCACTTTAGCACTTGTAATTTCATATTCTGCAATATGCTCCTGCAGGAGAGGCTTGATATTTGCAATCAGGTACCTTTCTATACATGATTCGAACATAACTTTGCGATTACTGCAACGCTTGCTTGGATAGGCGCCATGACATTTGTAGAAAGGATATTTATAAAAGCCACCAGCCTTTTTCTTTATTTTTCGTGTAGCACCAGAAAATGAATGACCGCAGTGAGCGCAGCGGAGTAAACCACTAAATATATAGTTATATTTCTGGCTGATTTTGACATTAATAGCAAGCAGCTCCTGTACACGCTCAAACAGATCCAATGGAATGATGGCAGGACAATAATGATCGTTATCACGGAACACACCAATATATTTTTTATTTTTTAAGATTGCAGTTTTAAGATTGCTTTGAGTCATAACGATACCCATATCAGATTCCAGATGCGTGATTGTCTGGTTCAGGGAATTGCAAGCAGCATAAAACTGGAAGATATGCAGCACCTTTTCAGCGTCCTGATTAGGTACAAGATGTTTGTTTTCAATGGAAAATCCGAGAGGTGCTTTTCCGGCCAGAACTTCACCCTGCCGGTATTTATAGTCAAACACATCCCGAATCCGGACAGAATCGTTCTCTGCTTCCAGCTCTGCAAAGGTCATAGACTGTGCGACGAAAGCCCGGCCATGCGGTGTGGTCGTATCAAAGTACGGCTGATCGACAGCAAGCCAGTCGCAGTGATTCGCTTCGAGAATCGCCTGCGTATTCAGATAATGTCTCAGACTACGGAACCAACGGTCAAGTTTAGTAAATATAATCAGATTCACGCGTCCGAGTCGGACATCATCAAGCAACTGCTCAAAATCTCCACGTTTGATTTTCCTGCCGGAGATTCCATCGTCAATGTAGGTTCCGGCCAGAACCATGTTTTCTTTGGATGCAATATAAGCTTTGCAGGTAGAGAGCTGTTCATCAATACTGTCTCCCTTTTTCGCCTGTCGGTCTGTGGAGACACGTACATATATAGCAACATTTGTTATACTCATAATATATCACTCCTTAAAAATGGGTATAAAAAATACACCTATGCAGGCGTATCAGTTCGTGCTATAATTCTAATTGTCTGGAAAAGAATTGTAGCATCAACTGATAGCTGCAGAGTTTTCACAAAGTCGTCCTGGTGCGCCAACACTGGGACGATTTTTATTTATCTATAACATTTCTTGCACGCATCATATCCGCGCGCTTTGGCTTCACTGATCGTCACTCTGTACGGATTATTCATTTTACTGCAGTCTTTACTGAGATGATATTTTTTTCCTGTATCGCAGATCCATACATAGGTTCCTAGAGGAGCCTTCTTTGCAATCACCTTGATTTTATAAGTCCATTTTACAGATTTATATTTGCCTGTAACAACAACAGAACCTTTTGACTTGGCAGTGATAACTCCCTTGGAGCTTACGGTAGCAATTTTGGGATTGCCACTTTTGTAAGTCATTTTAACCGGAGCTTTAATGGCTTTCTTTTGGTTCACAACCATAGTAATAGATTTGGTTTGATTTGCGACCTTTTTGGTTGCTGCCTGAACGGGAACTGTAAAGAGAGACAATATCATAACCATAGAAAGAATCAAAGACAATAATTTCTTTTTCTTGTTCATGTTCGTTCCACCCCTAGATAATTATTTGTCGGACAGTAATTTAGCGATTCTGTCAAGCTGACGAATGATAATAAAATTCTGCTCAAGAACTGCACGCTGATAGTTCATAATATTTTTCTGAATATCACGATCACTTCCAGCACCCAAAGAGATTCCAAGCTCTGTAAGACCGGTACCGCTTAATTCATTAAGAATACTTTTGACAGATTCAATATCATTAGGATTTTTTAAATTTTCCATTCCGAATTTACGGAGAGCTGCAAGATCCTTCTCTGCCTGTTTTGCTTCGGCTTCTGCTTGCTTACGGGCTTTCTTTTCTTCTTTGGTTTCGCCGCTATTATTAAAAAGACCCATCGTTTATACCTCCTGCACTGGAAAGATTTACCGGTAGTATTATGATGAGTTTCCCTCTTATAATGTTTCCTGCACCCAGCTGTTACTTACTAACGGGAAGGTGTGGAAACAATGGTGAAAAGAAAATACATACATTACGGCAACTGCAAAATATACGCTTTGTATTATCACAGCAACAATACTATATATATTAATCTTGACTTTAATGGGGGAACTCAAATCATAATACTTAAATAGTTAGTTGCAGCTGGGTGTTTTATTATCCAGCATTTGTTTTTTTATCACCTGTAACAGGTGGGTGCATAATTTCTAATTCTTCCGGGCTGTCTGGAGCACCACCAGCACCCATAAGATTCTCTTTAAAGTGATTCAGGATCTGTCTCCGGATCGCTGGATCGATTTCAAAATAAGTCTTAATGATTTCCTTTTCAAGATCTGTCGCATTATGCTGCGCAGCAAATTCATCAAGACTGAATGTCTCTGACTCTACAAACATGGAGCCAACGCCATCTCTGAGCCATTTTTCATCAATATTAAATTCACGACAAATAGCTTTTATATTTGATTCTGTAAGATCATTAACGCCGGTTTCAACTTGACTGAGAGAACTCTTTTTCAGACCAATTTTGGCGCCGAACTTTTCAAGTGTGAGACCGAGAGTTTTACGTGCCATTCTAACACGTTCACCGCGAGTCATGTGTTCACCTCCTTTTTATTATAAAAATAGCATAGCACTGAAAAAACGGAATGTCAACGAAAAAAAGTTTTTTAAACGAACAAAAATGGCTTGACAAAATTCTTTAAAACAACTATCATGTTTTTAGAACGAACAAAAGAAAGGGGATGAAAATAACGAAAAAAATAAAAAACTCCCGATTCTTTATGGAACCGGGAATTGCGGAAATTAGTGCCGGATATGCAAATAATGTGAAGTATTGCCAAGAGTTACGGATCTGTTTATCGGTCCACGATTGGAGTAAATTCGTAAATCAACCTTTTTTCCGGGAACTAATTGAATATCTCGACAGGATACAAATTCAAGGAAACATAGATAGCCTTGATCTGGACAAAGAAAAATAGGGAAATCCGTAGATTTCAATAATTCAGAATCAGATCCGCGAATTTTCTTCGGAATAAGTTCACATGGATATTCACGTTCGTTTTCGATAATCGATATGGATTGTATTGAAACATTGGAAGACGCCATGTTTTGAAAATGAATGAAGAACTGAACAGTACCAAGAGGTTGAGAGTAATCATAGATAACAATTTTTATATTCCTGCGTGCAGACAAAAATTTGCTGACGGATAAGAATGCGGACATAACAAAAGCCATTATTGATAACACATTAATAACCAGCTGAGTATTGTCGAGAGTAAAGATATTTGCAAACAAATGAGTTGCCTCCTTTCTTTAGTTTTCAGTCTCTGGTACAGGCTGATAGCTAAAGTATAGGAGAGAAGAAAGAAAAGTACAAGCCGAAACGGAGGAGCACAACATAAATGGCAATCACAAGAAAGGTAGATACGGATGTATATTGCGATATTTGCGGCAAATGGGTTATGGGCTGGACATCCAATAATGACGGAGTTATCAGGGCATGGGCTGCTAAGTATGCGAGAAAGAAAGGATGCACAGTTGGAAAGAAAATCATCTGTAAAGAGTGCAGGATAGAGAAGCGGATCCAGACATGCAGCATACAGCAAAAGATTGGAAGTGCAGGAAGAGACAGCGATGGAACCTGTATGGGATTCGGAGGTGAAGCATCAGATGAACCACTGGAAAAGTGTAAACAGTGTATAGCATGTACATCATACCAATGGAAAGAAGAATAGCCGAAACGGTCAACAATGACCGTCTGGACACGATGGCAACGTGTTCACTGATGAGGTAAGCCAGAAAGGGGCGAAAGATATGTCACAGAAGAATATGGAAGTAATGTTAAGCATGGAAGACAAAGCCGAAGCCGAAGAACTGACAGCGTTTCTGCAGTCTGTAAACATCACAAAGCAGACACTGATGGATACATTCCTGAAAGGCGTCAAGGTGGGTGCAAGCATGTCGGCTCAGAAAAAGCCGGCATAAGGGAGGGACGACCTTGATTGAAAGATGGAAAGATATTCCAGGATATGACGGCAAATACCAGGCGAGCACAGAGGGGAACATCCGGAGAACTTTGAAATCCGGACAGTTTCGAAGCATGACTCCCTATCACAAAAAAATGAAAGGGAGTCAACGCCTGGTTGTGAAGCTCACAAAAGACGGAAAAGCGAAAGAGGAGATAGTTCTCTCCCTGATTGCAAGGACGTTTTTAGGACCTGTTCCTGACGGTGCGGTTCCGTATCATAAGAACGGAATGCAGTCTGAGAATCACATAAACAATATAGCATACATACCCAGACAGGAACTTGGAAAGCTGACCGGTTACAGTTCCAGAAATAAAATAGTCGTGAAATTGGACAGTTGCGGACAGGATGTGGAATATTACAGATCTGCGAGAGAAGCAGCGAAAAAGAATTTTTTGAGTCGACAAGCTATCACTGATCGTTGTAACGGGAAAACAAAACGCGGACCGGCTCCGGATGGATACGAATATGCCTGGGACAACAGCGAAGCAAGCCGACGCAAAGCAATAAGACGCCTGGAGCTGGCTGGCGGATATACACCAATGCCGACAGCTCCTGCAGTAGAATTTGAGTTTTAGGAGGGGGAAGAAGATGGAAACACAAGGAACATTTAACGCGGTAAGGTTCTACGAAACTCTTGCCGCGATCCTCTCAAAGAAGCATGGCGTTGAGATCACCGTAAAGGTGAATGAAAAGCCAAAAGAAAAAGAGGAAACAGCTTGAACTATGACAACTACATAAGGAGATAAGAAATGGAACGAAAAATAATAATTTCATTGGTATCCGGGTACCTGGTTTCTATGCTGCCAATCTGGACGATCGACAGCAGAATGCAGGAAATCCTCCTGACATTTGCAGTATCTTTCTGCATCCTCTCCGGCTTGATCTGGATTGAGGAGAGGATACAGGACATGAAAAAAGCCCTCACGTTGGCGGACGTGAGAGCAAAAAGAAAAAACAACCTTTTCAAATAGTATAAAGAAAATACGGGGAAATGTCAAGGAGGAACGGGAATGATAAAAAAGATTTTGATGGCTGGATTGAATTTGTGGAGAAAATCGTAAAAGCAGATAAGGAAGAGACTGCAAGACTCTACTTAGAACGTACACAGTTATGGGTAGATAAATTGCAGAAAAATCTGGAGATTATGCCGAGCGGAGATATAGCTTTTGCCATAGCTGCATTACATATCATCACAGAAGGAATCGAAAAAGAAAACCCAGAGGCGACAGCTATATCAAAAAGATTGATTAATGGCATAGACTTTGAAACTAAGTCAGGAACAATTCACGACATGACGGAAGCAGCCGCGAGAACATATTTTGAAGCAATGAAAAAAGATATTATGTAAACTAGAAGACGGCAACACCGGATCCTTGAAAAGTTAATGAAAGTAAGCCGAAAAAGCAGGGGAACAAAAGCCCCTGTTGCTTACTTGCTAAGAGTATTAAAAATGGATTCAAAACAGGGGATACGATAATGAGTTACATGTGTAAAAGAATGAGGTTCCGGAATGCCATAGAGGTGTATGAATATCACACGGCAAAATATGGAGCGCCAGGACAGGAGAGGCAGGAGAAAAAGAAAGCCACTCCGGAACAGATGGCAAAGAGGAACAGATACAACAGGGAGAGGTTGGCAAGGTGGAAGATCCGGAACAATTTTGATGTAGATGATTATTTCACAAGATTATCATACGAGAAGGACAAAAGACCGGAATCCATGGAAGAAGCAAAGGAAGACTGGAAAGCATTCCTGCAGATACTCAGAAGGGAATACAAAAAAAGAGGAGCAGAACTGAAATGGATGCGGAATATAGAAGTCGGCACAAGGGGAGCCTGGCACATTCACATCATTGCGAACAGAATCCCTGATACAGACGTTATTCTTGCGAAGGCATGGAAACATGGACAGATACAGAACCAGCTTTTGTATCAAAAAGGTGAGTTTGAGAAACTGGCCAACTACATAACGAAGACACCGGAGACGGACAAGAGGCTGAGAGAGGCAAACTATTCCGCATCACGCAACCTTCCAGTTCCGGAGCCAGAGAAAAAAGTGTATAAACACTGGAAAACATGGGGAAAAGTCAGAGTGCCAAAGGGCTGGGAAGTGGAAAAAGACTCTCTGCATGAAGGCGTGAATGATCTGACAGGCTACCAGTACCGATCTTATACCCTGATTAGAACAGTTCGACTGCCAAAACAGGAAAAGAAGAAAGCAAAGAAAAAGAGGGAAAGGGCATGAAGGTAAACATATATCTGGAGACAGATAAACAGTCTCAGGAATGTATGCAGCGTAAATATGGGTACGTGATCGAAACGATATTCAAAGGCACACCGATAACCAGAGAGGGATTCGGAAGCATTGAGGGAACATATCACAAGACGAACCTGCAAGCCCTTATAAAAGCCCTGGGACATTTTCACAAAGAATGTGAAGTATGCGTATATACAAGAGACGCATTTGTTGCAACACGGATTCTGAAAACTGACGACATGATGGCAGCAGGATTCAAGGACACAAAAGGAAAACCGATAAAGAATGCCCAGGAGTGGGAGACAGCCTGCAAGAAGCTGCAGGAGTGCAATATCACAATATCCTCACAGACTGGGAAACATACATATTCAGCATGGTTACAGGAGGAAATGAAGAAACGTGAAGCCGGAGGAAATATGGGGAAAGGGATGGAGCCTGAGACCGGAACAGAACCCGGCAGAAATGGAGTATCTGGGTGAGATCATTAAATCCGGATACAGATTCACATACTACAAAGACCGGAAAGGAGGGATTTACTTTGAAAGCGAACCAGAAGGAGGAAAACCTGAATGGATGCGCCGCGCCGACGAAGACCGAAAGCGAAGGAATAGACACAGACATTGAAGCCCTGGAGACTTACATCTGCGACAATATCTGTCAATACAGAGAGAAGACAACCAGCCAGGAAGCACTTGAGTATTATTTCTGCAGTTCGTGCGAGATGAGTAAGCACATAAGCAAAATAAAAGCAGAATATGACAAAATCAATTCTTTTGACCACAGTGAAGCATGGAAACTTATGCAGAAGTACAGAAAAATTACGCTCTGCAAAGAATGCGTGCAAAGACAACATCTGAAATCAGGAAGAAGCATATGCAGAATTTATGGCACTCTGGGAGGATTCCTGGAAGAAGACGAAGGATGTAGCCGGGGCGAAGAATGGGAATAACAAAGAAAAGGGGAAACGATTATGAGAACAATCGCAGTAATAAATTTAAAAGGCGGAGTTGCAAAGACGATCACATCAAACAGCGTCGCATATATTCTTGCAAGTCAGGGAAACAGAGTTCTCCTGGTGGACAATGACAAGCAGGGAGACGCGTCACGTGGATTAAACCGACGTACCCAGGACAGGGAAGGAATTGACCGCATTATGACAGCCAGATATCCGGAAGACTGGATGAATAAGCTCATTAAGCACACAGATTTCGCAGGTCTGGATGTCCTTCCGGCAAATATGCGTCTGCTTAGTGCAAATCAGGCGGTTATGTTAGATCAGACGCGCCCGCAGCAGTTCCGTATCAGGGACGCTCTTGAATGCGTGAAAAATCAGTATGATTTTTGCATTATTGATAACGCTCCGGACATCAACGTGTCTACGATTAATGCTTTGACAGCGTGTGATGATGTACTGATTCCAGTTGAGATTGACGACAATACAACCGAGGGATTGCCGGAGCTGGTGAGCCAGATCGGATACACAAAAGAAGACCTGAACAAAGATCTGGAAAATTTCTGGATCTTTATCACGAAGTACGACAGAAGAAACGAAGCCCAGAGACAGGGACTGGAAATGATCCAGGCAGCAGGCTATCCAATGCTCCAGACAAAAATAAGATATTCCAGAAAGGTATCTGAAAGCACGTATGCAAGGATACCGATTCCATTGTATTCTCCACGATCTCTGGCGGCGAAAGACTACGAAGATCTTGTAAATGAATACATAACTGCAGTGAAATGCGCAAAGGAAGGAGGGGAGGACTGATGGCTTTTAACCTTGCCGATATGGTGAACAAACGTCCGAAGCAGGTGCAACAGGAAAATACAAGCGATACCGTATACAGAGACGTATTCGAACTTGTCCCGTCGAAAGAAAATTTCTACGGGACAGACCCGGACCGGCTCCGGGGCTTGAAAAATTCCATTCAGCTGTTCGGGGTAATGCAGGATGTCCTGATCGAAGATGTAAACGGAGAAGATCACATAATTTCCGGACACTGCAGAACAATGTGTTGCAGAATGCTTGTAGAGGAAGGACATGAGGAATTTAGAAAAATTAACTGCAAATACACGACAGTTAAGGACGACACAAGAAAAATGCTTCTGGAGGACGGCGAAGAAAATAATGAGACAACGCAGCTCCTTGAAAAGCTGGCAGTTATCCAGGCGAACCGGTTCAGAGAAAAAACTGACTGGGAGAAGATGAAAGAAGCTCTTGAGACAGAAGAAGTCATAAAAGGCTTGCGAGAGCTTACAGAGCTGAAAGGTAAGACAAGGGACATGGTGCGGGAGACAATCGGAGTATCCGGAACGCAGATGGAAAGATACCATGCAGTCCAGAAAAAACTCAGCCCAGAATGGATGAAAGAGTTTCAATCCGCAAAAATCAACATCACCGTAGCCCGCGAACTTGCAGATCTGGATGAAACATACCAGAAAAAGGCAATGGAACACTATAAGGACCATGACGGAATTACAGGAGCAGAGATCAAAGCATTTAAGAGCCTGCAGGAGAATAACAGAGACATTCCTGGACAATTCACGATTGAACAGGCGACAGGGCAGCAGCGACCGCCAGAGAACGACACACCGGTACAGCCAGAGCTACAGATAGAAAGATTCTTCGAAGCCTTAAATAAAGGCGAAAGAGAAAGAGTCCTCAAATGCGACACGAGAATGGCTGCATACTTAATCAGTATCCGGTACCGGGATGTCAGGATAAGAAACGGACATTTCAATTATCAGGCAAACAAAGAGGGGATAACATTCAATCCTGACAGTACAATGCAATACAGCCTGACATGGAATGAATTGTCTGAGGAATTGGTGAAAAGATTCGGAAAGAAGCAGAAGCCAGTCCGCATAGTATCCGTAGACGCTCCGGAGAAGCCACAAAGCACACTTACGGAAGCGGAAGCGGTAAAAGCACTATTTGAGGAGTATCCGGATAAATTAAAAACAATTATGAGGATATGCAGACAGTGCAAGAACAATGGCGAAGCGGCAAAAGCAGTACAAAAGAAAATAGCACCGTATGGATGGCACGCAGTTTCCGGAAGAGAAGTCGAATATTCGTTCATGGGATTTGCAGCAGGTTTGGAAATTACGGTCAAAAAGGAAAAAATAGCAATGAAGTACGGCCGTCTGGTCGTAGAAGCGAAAAATTTATATAATCCATATTCACCGGAATTTGATGCGGAGGAAGGACGCTGCCAAAAAGCAGCAGATCAGGAAGAAAACGCTACCAAAAAGCAGCAGGACGAAAAGTCAAACACTTGGGGAATGATTCCGAGCACATGGGAGGAAGCACTTAAAGATATTCAGGTACCGACAAGCACAGAAATAACAGGCTATTTGTATGACGAAGAAAGAAACCTCAAAGAAATTCTTGAAGTAGAAGAAAAAGAGCCAGGTCTTCCATGGATGGAAATTTACAGGCAGCAGTTAATTGTCGGAGGACTTAGAATCATCAAAAAGATAATCGAAAGTCAGGAGGGTTAACAATTGCAGGAAAAGCCGATTTATATTCACCTTGAAATGCACAAGGAAATCGTAAAAAACGCATGGATCATAAGCCATGAGGGAAGAAAAATCCTTGTAATTGAATTTCAAGACACTGTTACAGAAGATGAAAGCGTTGCATATGTATTCACCCTGGCTAAAAGCCTGGTATCAGAAAAGAACACAAAAGAATTAAGCCCGGAAGTAATGCGGATGGTAAGAGGAACTTACGTCCGCATTCTGGACGCAGAAATGCAGGAACTTATTGACAGTGGAATTGAAATGGAGAAATAAACAGAAAGGAGACAGGAGACATGGACGGTACGGCAACAATTAGCTTAGACACACTGGACGAACTGAGAGAAAAGGCAGAAGAGGCACGATTGGCAACGAACCGGAGCAAGAAGTTCACAAGCAAGCTGATGGACTGCTATGAGTTCGATACAGAGAAATACAACAAAGCACTGAAAGAGATTGACAACAAAGAAGGCCTGACAGACAAGCAGTGTTCAAAACTGATTAGAGAAGCGATGGTGAAACATCTGAAAATTGTAGTGGATCCGGAGATACTGAAAGAACTGATCCAGGAATACATTGACGAGGAAATATCCGACGAGCATCTGGACATTGCGCGAGCAACCATGAAAGAATTGAAACAGATTCAGGTAGTACTGAAAGAAAAGTGAGGTGGAGGAAGAAAATGGAGAAGACATGTAAAACCTGTATGGAAAATGATTGCGGTCTTTGCGATCGCACCGGCCGCCTGGTAGAGGACGACGATCAGTGCGAAAAATGGACGGGTAAACAGACAGACTGGAGAACTAGAATGATGCAAACGTTCCTTGCCGGACATTAAGGAGGGCGAAATGGTCAAAAAACTGTATGAGGTAAGAAACAGATCCGGTGACCTGATATTAGAGAATGCGACAAGCGGAGAAATTAGAGAAGAACTGCATTGCACAACGGCGCAGGTCAACAACGCCAGAACCTCCGGAGATCACATTTTCGGAGAATACAAAGTAGAGGAGATTGACAGGAAATTAAGCAGAAAGACGGATTTTGACCTGCTGAGAGAATTTGAGTCCGTCTGCGATCAGCTGTTAGGCAGCAGGAAAGGAAAGAAATGAATAAGAGACAGAAAAAGAAACTATACAAGCAGGAAATCGGCAAAAATCCGCCGAAGAAAATGAAGTATTCCGGGAAAAGCTATCACCGGGCAATAAACAAGCCGTGGGGAGGAAATAAAACGACAGTAAACTACTCCTGGGACTGCGAGAAGCTGAAAGAAATTGTAACACAATTCACAAAAGCATGGGCCGGTAACAGGGTAACGATAAGAAAGGCAGCGGATGCACTGATAAAACTGTTTGCAGGCATAGGAATCAACATTTCCGAAGTTCCGGAAAGTTCATACGCAGTAAATACGAGAAATGTGGTAAATACAACAAAAACATTGACAGCACACCGCAGAAAAAGAGGTGAATGGAATTGAACTATGCAACAGCAGAGGCGGAGGACAACAGAGAGAAGATTTTGAAATTTATCGCTAAATACATAAAGCAGCACTGCTATTCACCGGCCATTTATGAGATCGCGACAGATACAGGACTGTCAAAGGCAACAATCAGAAGACATATAACAATGATGCTGGAGGATCACATTCTTGAGACGAAACATCCGGGAGACTCAAGAGCATATCGTATCAAAGGCACAAAAATAGTAATGGTAAAGGAGAAAAAGACAAATGGAAATGATAATTCAAAATGAAACCGGTAATTTTACACTGCATGTACGGATCTCAGACTCGAAAGAATATGATTTTCTCAAGGATGTGACAGAGCTGGCACGAAAGTATGATTTCGAAAATGATGATTTTGAGATTGAAGATCCGGAAAAGGAAACAGATCAGGTACCGGAGACAACGATTAGCGAAGCTGCAGAAGAATACAAAGGATTTTTACATATTCGTTGCGAAGAATGTGGAGAGACAATCTCGTACAACGCAAAAGAGCCAGAGACACAGCACAAATGTAAGAAATGCGGACACGTAACACAGCTTAGAGCTTTAAAACCAATGTATGCAGAGTGCAAAGCCTGCGGAAGTTCATGGAAGTACATGACAAACAGAAACACTGCAGAACTGACGCAGGAATGCTTACAGTGTGGAAAATTGATCGACATGGAAATGAACTCACGCCGCACAGCGTATGTAACAAAAACGAAACGGGGGGGGAGGCAAGACCTCCAAGAAATAGATTCAAGAGGAGAATGTGATGAATAAAGTAATTTTAATGGGACGATTAACCAGAGATCCCGACGTAAGATATACAACCGAAGAGAATCCGCTGGCAATAGCCAGATACACGCTTGCAGTAGACAGAAGATTTCACAAAGACGGGGAAGCAACAGCAGATTTTATTTCATGTGTCGTTTTCGGACGTGCAGCAGAGTTTGCAGAGAAATATTTCAGACAGGGATTGAAAATTACAATCTCTGGGCGTATACAGACAGGAAGTTACACGAACAGAGAAGGACAGAAGGTATATACGACAGAGATTGTAGTAGAGGAACAGGAATTTGCTGAAAGTAAATCATCTGGAGACAACGGAGCGGCTTACTATCCGCCAAAACAGACACCGCCGCCAGCTCCTGCGGATGGTGCAGATGGATTTATGAACATTCCGGATGGAATAGAGGAAGAACTGCCGTTTAGCTGAGAAAGGAGCAATAATGGACGCTATTGAAGTAAAAGCGATCGTTAATCAGAGAAGACAGACACGCTGGTTGAAAGATTATCACGAAAGTTACAGGAAAAAGCTGGAGGAGAGAAAGAATGCAGTCGTTTCCGAAACAGAAAAAGAAAAAAAGGAGTAAAAAGAAAGAGCCGGAAAGACCGAGTATCATGCACAGCAAAGAAAGTGGCACTTGCTATCTTTGTATGAAACTGCATAACAATTACAGACGATACCAGGCGCTCCAGGAACATCACATATTTGGAGGGTGTCCGAATCGGACACATTCAGGACATTACGGGTTAAAGGTGTATCTCTGCAATATACATCATCTTGCAGGAACAGGACCGGAAGCTGTACACGCAAATAAGAAGATCATGGCCATGCTGCATGAAGATGGACAGAGAGCTTTTGAGGAAAACTGGGGAAGCAGAACAGAGTTTATGAAGATCTTCGGAAAAAATTTTATAATGGAGGATTAAAGCTATGATGGACATAGGAGACGTAAAGAAAGTTATTGATAACGTAGCACAGAAGCCATTCCTTTGCAGCGACACTAAGATTGAGACACAGAACGAATACATAATCACAACAAAAGCACATTATGAGGAACTTCTGATTGCGAAAGGAAAAGAAACCCCTTGCAGAGTTTCGCGGAGAGAGGACGGCCTCTGGGAGTGTCCGGTATGCGGAGCAACAGACCAGCATGGACATAACTACTGCGATCAGTGCGGACAGAGACTGGGATGGGAAGACCAGATATAAAAGCAGAGAAATAAAGGAGAGTAGAAATGCCAAACGTGAGACCGCTGAACAGAAAGAAATATAATATATCAAAAAGAGCTTTTCAGACCGCATACAACTATTGCTTGCAGTATACAGAGTGGAAAGAGGAGCTGGCCGTAAAGAGAGACACAAGAGCCGGACAGAATCTGACTGGACAGCCGGGATCACATAACTGTTCTGACTCAACTGCTGACACAGCCATGGAAGCGGCAGAGATCACACACAAGATAAAGAAGATTGAAGACGCAGCCATGGAAGCAGTCGGAAAAGAAAAAGAGCTATATCCATATCTACTGTATTACGTGACAACAGAATACTGCACATTTCAGGCCATGAAAGCCAGAGACATTCCATGCGAGAGATCATACTTCTATGAAATGCGTAGGAGGTTTTACAGTATCATAGCAAGGAGGATTAAATGATAGAATGCGATAAATGCAAAGCCCAGATGGAGCAGACCGTAAAGGAAGAACATATACCAGAGACAGAACTGGACATCCAATACATTCAGTGTGAACAGTGCGGAAAGAAGTATATTGTACTGCTAAAGGATAACAAGACGAAAGGAATGTTGATTCGGATCAGGAACATGCAGGCAAGATACCGCCGTATGTTCGGGAAAGAAAACATTGCGAAAGTAGAAGCATACAGAAAGAGTATGGAGAACTTCCAGAAAACAATACAGAAGTACCAGGCACAACTGAGAAACAATAACAAAGACAAGATAAAGGAGTATCTGTAATGCGGTACTCGAAGGACAAAATAAATGATATATTGATAACGTGGTATTCAGGAAAGCCACAGAATAATCGTTCCCCGCGAGAGAGGGCTTGCTATATGCAGGTCCTCTTTTGAGTTAGGAGGAATATGACGCAACAGGAAACAGAGTTCGTGCGCTGGTGCGTAGCGAACGACATACACAGGTTCTATGTGTGGATCAGGTGGAAGCAGGTCAGGCAGCAGGTGTTGAAGATGGATCACAATGAATGCCAGAGGTGCAGAGAACATCACAGATACACAGCCACGACAGTACACCATGTAAACTACGTGAAGAGACATCCTGAGATGGCTCTGGACATATGGTATGAGTGGCATGGAGTGAAGAAAAGAAACCTTATAAGCCTTTGCCATGAGTGCCATGAAGCAGTGCATGGTTACAGAAAACCACAGAAGCAGGAACCGCTGACAGAGGAACGCTGGGACTGATACCCCCGGTCGAAAAATTTGCGATTTTTGACGGCCGGCCGGAGACCGGTGGGTGGCCTCGACAAATCTGCGAAAGGTCGCACATGATGAAAAAATAAAAAAATAGGGGTGAAAAAATGGCCGAAAAAAAAGCGGATATATTAGAAAGCTTAAAAGAGCAGCTGAGAAAAAAACAGGCAGATATTTCCGTCTTCAAAGACCTTTTGGACGACTATATGACCCTCTATGATGTCAAAAAGAAGCTAAAAACAGATATAAAAAAGCGCGGAGTGACCTTTGAGACCACATCCGCAAGCGGGAAAGCAACGATTGTAAAACAGAACCAGTCGGTCAAAGATCTGGTTGCTGTCAACAAACAGATGCTGATGATTCTGGACAAGCTGGAGTTGACAACAAAAGAAACAATAAAGGGGGATGATGATGACGAATTGTGATCCACGCATAGAGGAGTTCATGGAGGCCGTAGAGTCTGAGAAAATCAGAGCTTCCAGGGAAGTCAAAGCACTGGTATCACACGTCAGAAGTTGTTTCAAAAACGAAGACATATACACAGACAGCGAACAGCTGACGAAATATATCGGGATCGCAAAATATTTCCCGTTTGAAAAGTTATTTCCCTGGCAGATTTTTGTCGTGGGACTGCACGATTGCACATACTGGAGAGCATCAAAGACTCCACGCTGGCCGGATCTTTTCTGTATGCTCGGAAGGGGCGCAGGAAAAGACGGAACAATAGCGTGGGAATCTGCCTGCCTGGTAAGTCCGTACAACGGAATCAGGGCGTATGATGTGGACATTTGTGCAAATAACGAAGATCAGGCACTAAGACCCGTCAAAGATGTGGTGGAAGCTCTTGAAACGCCTGAACACACGAAAAAACTAAAAAAATTTTATTACTGGACATCTGAAAAGGTGATAGGAACAGAAACGAAATCAACGATTCTGGGACGTACAAACAATCCGTCAGGAAAGGATGGTATGAGATCTGGGATGGTGGTATTTAACGAGATCCACCAGTATCAGGACTATAAGAACATTGAAGTGTTCACAACCGGACTGGGAAAGAAACCGCATCCGCGCCGGTCCTACTACACTACCCAGGGAGATATAAGAGAAGGACCGCTTGACGATATGCTTGGAACAGCGGCAGATATTCTTTTTGATGATCTTCCGGACAATGGTATGCTGCCATTTATCTGCAGACTGGACAGTAAAGAAGAAGTATACGACGAAAAGAACTGGGAAAAAGCAAACCCGTCCTTGCCATATCTCCCAACATTAATGGGAGAAATGCGAAAAGAGTACAACGACTGGTTAGCGCATCCTGAACGTCTCACTGCATTTATGACAAAGAGAATGAATATCCCAAGCGGATCCACAGACATAAAAGTATGTTCGTATGAGAAAATAAAGCTCACGAACAGAGAAATACCGGATCTGTCAGGGTGGACATGCACATGTGGGATTGATTTCTCAAAGATTACGGACCTTGTTTCCGTAAATCTACATTTCAGAGACGAAAACATCAGATATGACATCAATCATTCATGGTTATGCAGTCAGTCAAAGGACATTCCAAGGATAAAAGCTCCTCTGGAAGAATGGAGACGAAGAGGATTGCTGACAATGGTGGATGATGTGGAGATACATCCAGAGATCATCACTGATTATATTCAGGTGGCAATGATGAAATACTGCATAAAAGGAATTGCGATTGATGATTTCCGATATGCTTTGCTGGCAGCAGCACTCCGGGAAATCGGATTCGACGCAAAAGTGTATAAAAATTTAAAACTTGTACGTCCCTCAGACATAATGAGGGTTGCAACAGTAATAGATAGTTGCTTTGCAAATGACAATTTTATCTGGGGAGACAATCCAGTACTCCGCTGGGGGACGAACAATACAAAAATGATCCCATACGGGCGAAAACCAGGAAAGAAAGATGATGCAGATATAGGAAACTATGTTTACGGAAAAATTGAAGCAAAAAGCAGAAAAACTGACCCGTTCATGGCACTTGTCGCATCAATGACAATAGAGGATATGATCCCATATGCACAAACGGCAGCAGTGCCGGACATTGGAGTTATGACTTACTGAAAGGAGGTGAGGAAGGTTGGGATTTTCATTCAGGAATCTGATACGGGGAAAGCCGGAACCAGAACAGTCGGTTGAAAATGTGTCTCGAATTGAGATTGCAGACAATCCAATTGAGAGCATAATGACAGAAATCTATCTGAGGGAATTGGCTTTTCAGAGAGCGATTCAGATTCTTGCAAAAATGTTAGGAAAATGCGAGATTCGTACATTTCTGAATGGTGACGAAATATTCCGGGATGAATATTATACCTGGAACTACGAACCAAACAGAAATCAGAATAAACAGCAATTTTTTGATAAGCTAATCGAAAAAATGTTCAGAAATGGAGAGACGTTGGTTGTTGCGGGAATAGATGGACAGCTCTATGTGGCAGATTCGTTCTGTACAACCAGAAGCGCATTGTACGGGAACACGTACAGCCAGGTGCAGATTGATGATTATACTTTTCAGAGGTCGTTTAGATCCACGGATGTTCTGTATCTAAAACCGAACTGGAAAAATGTAAATACGATATTACAGGGACTATACGGATCATATGCGAAGCTGATCCAGTACGGAGCAAAGACCTTTATGCAGTCGCATGGATCAAAAGGAACTCTGGACATATCAGCTGTAGCCCAGAACGCAAAAAACTTTGATGATACTCTCAAAAAGCTGCTGAATGATTATTTTAAGACATTCTTTGAAAGCGAAAATGCAGTTCTGCCACTGTTCGAAGGATATACTTTCACAGAAACGAACAGGTCAAAGAACTACAATGAAACAACAACAAGAGACATAAAAGCGCTGTATGATGATGTATTTGACTTTACAGCGAGGGCAATAGGAATCCCTCCGTCAATCCTGAAAGGGGACGTGCAGGACAACAGCAAGGCAATAGACGAGCTGTTGACTGTTGCACTGGATCCATTAGCCGGATCCTTAGAGAGCGAAATCAACCGTAAAAAATACGGGAAAGCCGTATTGAAGGGCAGCCGCTGCATGGTAGACACGTCACACGTTAAGCATGTTGACATATTCAGCAATGCGACGCAGATTGACAAGCTGGTACAGTCCGGAACGCATACGATCAACATGATCCTGCGCGCAATGGGGCAACCACAGATCAATGAAGAGTGGGCGAACAAACATTTTATAACAAAGAATTACAGCACAGTACAGGATTTATTGAACAGCCTGGAAGGAGGTGGAGAAAATGGCGGGAATGGAAAAAACACAGAATAAAACAAATTACTGTTTTAAGCAGGCAGCAGATCCGGCGGTACATTTGCTATACATCTATGATGATGTATCAGCATATGGAGAATTTGACTGGAAAACATGGTCATATACCGAAAGTGAGACATCTGCAAAGTATTTCCGCGATCAGCTGGCGGCAATCCCGGAAGACCATACGATTGAATTACATATCAATTCAAATGGCGGATCTGTAAAAGAGGGAGTAACTATCTACAACCTTTTGAAGCAGTCCGGAAGCCATGTAAAAGGAATCGTTGATGGAGTGGCGTATTCCGTAGCTTTTGTGATTTTACAGGCATGTGACGAAAGAATCATGGGCGTAGGAACAACAGCACTAATCCACGAACCATGGGTAACTGCATCCGGAAATGCAAGAGAGCTGAGAAAGACAGCGGATGATCTTGACGTACTTACGGCAAGCAATCGGAAAATCTTCCTTGAGCGTTCAAATCTGGAAGAACAGCAGCTTGCAGACATGATGGAGGCAGAAACCTTCCTGACTCCAGATGATTGTCTGGAATATGGCCTGATCGACAAGGTAGAGGATTACGGACACGCGCCAGAGGGAGACACGACAAAAGAAGGAATGCAGAAACGTCTCCAGGAAGTTATGCAGCACATGAAAGATACGAAGTCTTTCAGAGAGCAGCTGGAACTTATGCAGAAAGGACAGAAACCCGAACCGGGAAAGAAACCGGAAGAACCAGAGAAACACACACTGCAGGGATTTCTGCAGGGATTCAAAAAAGGAGAGTAAAATGAAAAATAAAGATTTTGCCGCATTAAAGAGAACGGAAATCCTCAACAGAATGAACGCAGCTGTTGCGGAGAATGATTCAGAAGCGTTTTCAAAAGCATATCTGGAATTATGCCAGGACATTGAGGAGAACGTGCTTGAACAGGCGAAAGAGCTTGTAAATCAGAGCGACATGAACGTACTTGCACAGAGAGGCGTGCGTCAGCTCACAAGCGCAGAAAGAGAATATTATGAGAAAGTAATTGACGCAATGAAATCTTCGGATCCAAAGCAGGCCCTCAACAATATTGAGACTGTTTTCCCGGAGACAATCATTGATTCTGTCTTTGAAGAACTGACAACAAATCATCCGCTGCTGTCAAAATTAAATGCAACAACTGTAACTGGTCTCACAAGAATGATGTTAAACACAAACGGAGAGCAGAAAGCAGCATGGGGCAAACTCAGCAGCAAGATCATTGAAGAACTGACATCCGGATTCAAAGAAGTAGACGTAACTCAGGATAAACTGAGCGCATTTCTGCCAGTTTCAAAAGCTATGCTTGACTTAGGCCCTGCATGGTTAGATAACTACGTGCGTCAGGTGCTCACAGAAGCTCTTGCAAATGGGCTTGAGTACGGAATCGTAAATGGTACCGGAAAAGACATGCCAATCGGAATGGCACGTCAGGTAGGAGACGGAGTGAACGTTGTGTCTGGAGAATATCCGGAAAAAGAGACTATTAAAATGACAGCTCTTGATATGATCCAGCTTGGAAATGTTACATCTATCATGGCAAGAAACAGCAAAGGCCAGGCGAGAACAGTAGATAACCTGATTATGATTGTAAATCCGGTGGATTACTGGAAGCGAATCCTTCCGGCAACACGCGCAATGTCTCCGGACGGCGTATATGTTTCAACACTTCCGATTCCTCTGGAAATCATTCAGTCGGCAGCAGTTACAGAAGGAACTGCAGTATACGGAATGGCCGGAAAGTATTTCATTGGTGTAGGAATGTCCAAAAACGGAAAGATTGAGTATTCAGATGAATACAGATTCCTGGAAGATGAAAGAGTATACCTTATCAAGTTATATGCTCACGGATTCGCACTGGACAACAATGCTTTTGTCGTTCTTGACATTACAGATCTGCATCCGGTTCGCTTCGAGGTTGTAAGCAAACAGGAGGAGCATGTAGATAATGCACTGCTGTCCGATCTGAGAATTGGAGGATTAACTCTCTCACCGAAATTTGACAGCGACACAAACACATACACAGCAAAAACAACAACTGCAACAAACACAATCACAGCGTTCCCGAAATCAGGAACAGCAGCGATTGAAATTACTGCAGGATCCAGTAAAGTAACAAACGGCGGAAAGATCACATGGAACACTGGAGCCAACACCGTAACTGTTAAAGTTACAGACGGAGAACAGACAAAGACATACACCGTAACTGTAACAAAGGAGTGATAAAATGAGTGCTATGTCAGAAAATGATTTATCAAAACTTCTGGAGGATGTCAGAAACTATCTGGACATCACCTGGGACGATCCAAAAGGAGATGAAAAGCTCCTTGGAATGATAAAAAGGGGCATGGCATCATTAGCCGGAAAAATAGGGGAATGCGATTTCCTGGGAGATACCCAGGAAAGAACACTCCTTTTTCAGCTTGTAATGTATGAATATTCCGGAGAGTTGCAGCAGTTTTGGGAAAACTACAAAAGCGAGGTCATTGGACTGCAGATAGCAAAGAAGGTGGAAGAATATGCCAAGAGCCAGGCGTAAACAGTTTGAAACGTTTACAGATGGGATACTCAGTATCTGCAAAACAGAAGACAGGGTGATCGTAGATACCAAGCTCAAAGACATTCGTTTTGGAAATCGCACAATCGGAGAGAGACGATATTTTGACGCACAGACAGCAGGAAATAAAATAACAAAATTGTTAAGTATTCCGGCAGCAGTGCTGAACAGGGAAGATATTGAAGCTCTTGACATTGTTATCATTGATTCACAAAGCGGCTGGCTCTGGGATCCATTCGATTTTGAGAGAGATGAGATTATCAATGAACATAATCCGGCAATGTACAAAATAGTGCAGATTCAGGAGAAATTTGACGCTGCACCACCTGCAATATATCTGTCACTGGAAAAAATCGTACAGTTGTATAAAGACAGGAGGGGCGACAATGGCGGATAGCATCAGAATTGATGATCTGGCAGCAGAAATAAATCGCCTTGTTGAAGACTATGGAAAACAATGCACTGAGACAACGAAGGAATGCGTAAATAATGTTGCAAAAAAGACAGTATCAAAGCTAAAACAGACATCCCCGGTAAATACCGGAAAGTATAAAAAAGGATGGAAGAAAACTGTTGTGAAAGAAAATTCTACAAGTTTAGTTATTGCGATCCACGATACAAAATACTCCCTGGTGCATTTGCTTGAAAAAGGACATCAGAAAAGAGGGGGCGGAAGGGTAGCCGCAATCAAACATGTAGAACCTGCAGAACAGGCAGCAATAGCAGAGCTGGAAAAGGAGATCATGTCAAGGCTATGATGTCAGCTGAAAATATCAAAGAAATGTTGAATGAAATCGGCTTACCGTATGAATACGATCATTTTTCGACTCATAACTGGATAGAGCCGCCTTTTGTTGTATGGAGGATTCCAGGAAGTGATAATTTTCACGCGGACGGGGTCACCTATGCAAAAATCGACGTTCTGAATATCGAATTGTATTCAGACGAAAAGGACTGGAACAATGAAAAGAAGATAGAGGACATCCTGGACAAGTATGGAATCACATACGACAAAACAGGAGAATATCTTGACTCAGAAAAAATGTACGAAGTTTTATACGAAATGGAGGTATAAAGATGGGCAAAAAAGATAACAAAGTTAAGTACAATCTTAAAAACGCACATTACGCATTACAGAACGAAGGAGAAGATGGAACAATTACTTTTGAAGTCCCGAAAGCGATTCCGGGATCTGTATCCATATCACTTGACGCAAATGGAGATATTTCACCGTTCTATGCAGACGGAATCCAGTATTATGTGTCAGCTGCAAACAACGGATATGAAGGAGATACAGAATTTGCATTAATTCCGGATTCTTTCAGACAGGATGTCCTGAAAGAAAAGAAGGATGAAAAAGGCGTACTGCATGAAATAAGTGATTCTACGGATACACAGAAATTCGCATTTTTGTTTGAATTTGATGGAGATCAGAAAGGAATCAGACGAGTTCTCTATAACTGCACAGCTACCAGACCATCAATCGAATCAGAGACTAAAGAAGATAGTATTGAACCTGGCACAGAAACAATTACGATCAGCAATGCTCCGCTTCCGAACGGACGGGTAAAAGCTCAGACGACGGTAGACACAGACGACACCGTATACAACGGATGGTATAAGGCAGTGTACTATCCAGAAACAATCACAGAAGCAACGCAGGCTGTTAATGTAGACAAAAAAGCCGCAGGAGAATAAGGATGCTGACAAAAACAATTAAAATTGATGATAAAGAGGTGCTTTTTGCCGCTTCTGCTGCAATTCCAAGGATCTACCGGATTCAGTTTCGGAGAGATATTTTTCAGGACATGGCAAAAATTGAAAAGTCCGTAAAAAAATCACAGGATAAGCAGACTGAAACAAAGGTGTCCGAGTCGGACATCCCTATTGAGGATTTGGAGATGTTCGAAAATGTGGCATTTGTAATGGCAAAACACGCAGCACAGAAAAAGGGACAGGATTTCCCAGAAGATGTATACGACTGGTTAGATCAGTTTGATACATTTTCAATTTATACAATTTTCCCGGAGATTGTAAAACTCTGGAACCTGAACCAGCAGACACAGGCAGAAGCAAAAAAAAACTTCGACCAAGTAGCCGGGAAATGACGACACCTCTATTCCTTCTCAGGTGCGCACAAGTTGGAATAAGTATCCAGGATTTAGACCTTCTGACAGTAGGTCTTGTCCTGGATATTTTTACGGAAAAAAATAACGACGACTATAAATGGCCGAAAATGGCAACTCAGGAGGATATGGATAAATTCTAAACGGAGGTGATAATTTTTGTCCAAAGGCCGCGACATAAGGGGACTTACGATTGAAATTGGCGGCGATACCACAGGACTACAAAATTCACTTAAAAATGTAAATTCACAGATAAAGACCACACAGGCACAGCTGAAAGATATAAACAATCTGCTGAAACTGGATCCTACGAATACGGAACTGTTACAGCAGAAACAGAAAGCGCTTGCCGACGAAATCGAAAGCACGAAAGAAAAGCTGGAAACCTTAAAGACTGCAGAGCAGCAGGCACAGCAGCAGTTTGCAGAGGGAAAAATCTCCCAGGAACAGTATGACGCTCTGAAAAGAGAAATCATTGCAACCGAGGAGAGTTTGAAGTCTCTGGAAAATGAAGCAAAGAATGCACCTACTCAGATGCAGCAGTCGCTTGATGGTCTGAATGCAAAAATAAATACTACACAGACAGAACTCAAAGAAATTGATAAGTTGCTGAAACTGGATCCTACGAATACGGAACTATTACAGCAGAAACAGAGAGCGCTGTCTGATGAAATCGGAAACACAAAGGAAAAGCTGGAACTTCTGAAAAACGAAGAAGGGGAAGTACAGCAGAAATTCCAGGAGGGAAAAGTATCCCAGGAACAGTATGACGCTCTGAAAAGGACAATTATAGAAACAGAACAGAGCCTGCAATCGCTTGAGAATGAAGTTGGATCAGGATCCGCAAAACTGGCCGAGATTTCTGAAACATCCGGGAAAATAGGGGAGTCGCTGACATCTGCCGGAGAAAAAATGCTTCCGGTTACGGCGGCAGTGACAGGACTTGGAACAGCAGCAGTAAAGACTGCGGCAGATTTTGACAGCTCCATGTCCAATGTGGCCGCAATATCCGGATCATCTGCGGAAGACATGGATAAGTTGCGAGAACGTGCAAGAGAGATGGGAGCACAGACAAAATTCTCTGCAAAAGAAGCCGGAGACGCAATGGGATACATGGCAATGGCCGGATGGAACGCACAGCAGATGTATGACGGTCTCCCTGGAATAATGAACCTTGCGGCAGCGTCCGGAGAAGACCTTGCAACTACATCAGATATTGTTACAGACGCGCTTACAGCTTTCGGAATGAAGGCAGAAGACAGCTCTCATTTTGCAGATGTACTTGCACAGGCATCATCCAGTGCAAATACCAATGTTGGAATGATGGGCGAAACATTTAAGTACGTTGCACCAGTCGCAGGCGCATTGGGATACAACGCCGAAGACACAGCGGTAGCAATTGGACTTATGGCAAACTCTGGAATTAAAGCATCACAGGCAGGTACACAGCTAAGATCATCTCTGACAAATATGATTAAACCGTCAAAAGATGTCGGAGACGCAATGGAAAAGTGGGGCTTTTACGCAACAGAAGCCGCGACAGCCGTAGATCAGGCAAAAGTTGATAAGCAAATGCTTAGAGTGCAGAAAGCCTCTCTTGCAGCAGATAAAGCCCAGCAGTCTTACAACGACGCAGTATCAAAATACGGAGCTGAGTCAACAGAAGCCTCCAACGCTGCAGCAACGTTGGAAATAAAACAGACAGAGCTTGCAAGTGCAAACGAAACCCTGACACAGCTGCAGGAAGGAACCACGCAAAACGTAAGACTGTATAACAAGGCTTTACAGAACGAAGATGGCAGCATGAAATCCCTTAAAGAGACAATGGATTTCTTGAGAGAAACAATGGGAAATATGTCAGAAGCAGAGCAGACCCAGGCCGCAACAGCTATTTTCGGGAAAGAAGCCATGTCCGGAATGTTGGCGATCATCAACGCATCAGATGCAGATTACGAAAAACTTATCAAGAACATTGATAATTGCGACGGAGCCGCGGAGAATATGGCTGAAACCATGCAGGACAATCTTTTTGGACAGCTTACAACTTTGCAGAGTGCCTTGCAGGAGCTGGCGATTGCCTTCGGAGAAATCTTGATGCCATATATCAGAAAAGCGGTAGAGGTTATTCAAGGGTTTGTTGAAAAGCTCAATGGAATGAGTGAAGGACAGAAGAAAGTAGTTGCTACAATTGCACTGATAGTCGCCGCGATTGGTCCGTTGTTGATAATGGTTGGAAAGGTTGCAACCGGAATATCTGCGATTACAGGACTGTTTTCTAAGATGAAAACTTTAACAACAATAACGAGTATTATTGGAAAGCTAAAAGGTGCTTTTACCGCACTGTTTGGAGTAATAGCCGCAAACCCAGTTATTGCTGTCATAGCCGCGATTGTGGCAGCTCTGGTATTGCTGTACACAAAATGCGAATGGTTCCGGGACGCAGTAAATGCAGTCGTCCAAAAAATTGTATCGTTTTTTACAGATACAATACCGCAGGCGTGGAGCACACTGATGGATTTTCTCTCAGGAGTTCCGGAATGGTGGTCTGGAATCTGGCAGCAGGTATCAGACTTTTTCATGCAGATATGGGATGGAATTGTAAACTTTTTTACCGTAACAATACCGCAGGCATGGAACAACGTTGTTACATTTTTTGCAGGTGTTCCGGCGTGGTGGTCCGGTATCTGGCAGCAGGTATCAGATTTCTTTGCAAATATCTGGACGACAATGATGCAGAATCCGGTTATATCCGGAATTGTGACAACGATCACAACGCTATGGCAGAATGCAGTTAATACACTGCAGAACATCTGGCAGGGACTTGTGACGATTGCACAGGGCGCATGGGAGTTGTTGAAAAATACAATTCTTGCACCGGTGATCTTACTGATCGACCTGGTAACAGGTAACTTTGATAAACTCAAAACAGACGCATCAAATATCTGGACAAATATCAAAGACGCAGCGCAAACAATATGGACCGGAATTAAGCAGGTTGTATCCACTCTAGTAAAAGGACTTGTTACCGCAGTCACAACACTATTTACAGGGTTCCGGGACACAGTGTCAAAAATATGGGATTCTGCGTCTCAGGCAGCGTCAAAAGCATGGACAGCGATCAAAGGATTCGTTGTTAATAATGCGAAAAAACTGAAAGAAAGTGCAACAGAAGCAATCCAGAACTTGAAGGACAGAGCCTCAGAATACTGGGATAACATCAGAGAGAGAACGTCCGAAACGTGGCAGAATGTAAAGGAAACAGTTATACAATACGCCGGAAACATGAAAGACAGAGCCGTTGATACATTTAACAGCGTTGTGTCTGGAATATCTGGAGCACTGTCAGGCGTATACTCTGCTGTTGTAAATGGATTTTCCAGCGCAATCAGTTATATTACGGGATTACCAGGGCAGGCGGTTCACTGGGGACAGGATTTCGTGAATGGTATTGCAAACGGAATCAGGAGCTGCATAGGTAACGTAACGAATGCAGTATCGAACGTAGCAAACACAATAAGATCATGGTTGCATTTCTCAAGACCGGATGAGGGTCCGTTACATTACTATGAGGAATGGATGCCGGACTTTATGAAAGGCCTTGCGACAGGAATTGAAAAGAGCCAGGGACTTGTTGCTGATGCAATGAAAGATGTTCAGATGGATATGCAGTTAGACACAAGCTCAATGAAACCAGCTAATAATCTGAACAAAACAGATATTACAGGAATAACCGGAATGCTGGCACAGCTGATCCAAGTAATGAGCGCAGGGCAGGAAATCTATTTCGACAACAAAGAATGGGCTGGAAAACTTGCACCCGCAATAAATACAGAGCTTGGAAGAATAGCAAAGGAGGCGGCGTATAGATGAATAATGTATTAACAATAAAAGCAACAATTACAGTTGAAAATACAGGGAAAGTCATTGATACGCTGGACGACTGGGGATGTGCGATTGGAAATAACAATTACATCAAAGAGCCGGACGTAGAAACATATTACATTGATATTCCAGGCGCAGACGGATTTCTGGATGGATCGGAAGCAATAACAGGAAGAACAATCTATAAATCAAGAGAAATTGATATTTTGCTTGGGGGAAAGAAACCAAGGGAAGATTGGGACAGCTTTATCTCAAACATTCGAGGACAGCTGCATGGAAAGAATGTGAGAGTAACGTTTTCGAATGATCCAGCGTATTTCTGGACCGGCAGAGCATATATTACGGACTTTGACCGTTCCAGAGAGGTGGGACAATTTCATTTAAGTATTCCAAAAGCAGATCCGTACAAATATTCCCTTGCGGATTCAACAGAGGACTGGCTCTGGGACCCGTTTGATTTTGAAACAGGTGTAATAGACCAGGGAGCCGGAATTACAATTTCCGGCTCTGGATCATACACAGTATACGCCGGAGATATTGCAATAGTGCCGGTGCTGAATGTGAAAAGCATAGGTTCAACCGGATTAAAGGTTACAGGATGCGGAGAAACATACACACTGACGCTTGGAAGAAACAGATTTCCGGATATTGTTGTATTTGGAACAGATGAAACCCTGGAATTTTCGGGATCCGGAACACTGGATATTGTTTACAGGAGGGGATCATTGTGATTTATAAAATTAAATTAGATGGAAAAGTCCTGTATTATCCAGGGGACCGGCAGGCAGCAGTTATCAATCCAGAACTGGATTTACAGACTGGATATGCGGGGGAACTTACTTTAAAGGTTCCACCGTTAAATCCACTATACGGAGAAATCCACAACAGAAAAAGTATGGTTTCTGTATACAGAGGAAATACAGAAATTTTTTACGGAGAAGTCCGCACACGCGAGAAAGACCGATTTAAGAACCAACCGGTGAAAGCAACCGGAGCATTGTCTTTCCTTGCTGACAGCATACTGCCACAGCAGGAATGGCACGATATATCCCCACGAGATCTGTTAGACGCATGGTTACAACTTCACAATAATCAGGTGGAAGACAGAAAAAAGATATATACAGGAGTCGTAACGATCCACGACAGTAATGATTCTTTGTACAGAATTACAGACAGAGAGAACACACTGGAAGCAATCCGGGATAAATTAGTTGACCGCCTGGGAGGATACCTGCGGCTCAGGCACGAGAACGATAAACTGTATCTTGACTGGCTGACTATTCAGGAATACGGAAAATATTGTGAACAGCCTATACAATTCGGGGAAAACCTGATGGATTATTCAGAGACAATGACAGCAGATGATGTTATCACAGCTCTGATTCCGCTGGGGGCAGCAATCGAACAGGAAACAGACGAAAACACATCCGAATTTGAACGACTTGAAAAAAATGTTGATATTACATCAGTAAATGATGGAAAAGACTACATATACAGTAAAGAAGCAGTTGAAAATTTCGGATGGGTATGGAGAACAGAAAAATGGGACGACGTATCAGTTCCGGCAAACCTGTTAAAGAAAGCAACTGAATTTCTGACAAGTAACCAGTATGAAAGTCTTGTTATTTCGCTGACTGCCGTAGACCTGTCTTTATTCGGACAGGATTACGATTCGTTTGACATAGGGGACAGAGTGCTTTGCAATGCGATTCCATACGGAATGAAGAAAGTTCTTCCAGTTATGGAAATGAAAATACCATTGCAACAGCCAGATCAGGCGCAGCTGACACTTGGAGAAAACCTGCAGCAGTCTTTTACAGATCAGACATCCGGAACATTCACACAGATCAGACAAGAGACAACAGACGCAGGCAGAGTTCAGACAGAATGGATGAAGTCTGCAATTGATAACCTTACGAAGCAAATGACGGGAGCGAAAGGTGGATATAAGCTCACCGAATTTGATGAAAACGGTCTCTGGCTCAGAGATCTGTACATGGACGCACCGGATAAAAACCAGGCAACAAATATACTGCAGATAAATAAAAACGGAATCGGAGGTTCACACAATGGCTATGCCGGTCCATATACCGTCGGCATAACTTTAGACGGAGCCATTCTGGGAGAGAGAATCCTTGCCGGTTCAATTAAAACAGAAGCCCTGTCAACAGAATGTAAAAATTACATTGAAACAAAAATATCTGACGGGGACTCAGAAAATAAAAAAGCAATATTAAAAGAGGTCACAACGTCCATAGAAGCCATGGATGGGAAAATAACTCTTTCTGTATCAAGTCTGGAGCAGCAGTTAAAAAGAAAATCCGGAAACTGGTATGGAAATTATGAGCCTACTTCCGGAAACAATCCGGCCTCAGCCTGGACAACTGATGAATTGAGACAGGAGCATGAAAGAGATCTCTTTTTCAATACCACAACTGGCTATGCTTATCAGTATCAGAAAAATGATAGTAATGAGTATGGATGGGTAAGGGTAAAAGATAAGGACATTGAAGCAGCTCAGAGTACAGCAGAATCTGCGCTTTCAAAAATTGAAGTACAGGAAGGACTCATAACTGCAGAAGTATCCAGGGCAAAGGGAGAGGAAGAAAAACTCAGATCAGCAATAACGCTGACCGAGACAAATATCCTCTCAACAGTGTCGAAGACATATACGACACAGGAAATGGCAAATAAACTCTATGCAAACGCAGTGCAGGAAGGCCAGGACGCAGCAGATCAGGCAGAAAAGAATGCAAAAGACGATACAGATACAAAGCTGAAAAACTATTCTACGACAGTAGAAATGAACAGCGCAATCAATCAGGCGGCGGATAGCATTTCCTTGGAAGTATCAAAAAAATATGCTACAACCGGACAACTTGAAGAAAAATATACAGACGCAGTAAAAGCCGGGCAGACTGCGGCAGATCTGGCAGAGAGCAATGCCACGAAAGCTGGCCAGGACGCAGCAGATCAGGCGGAAAAGAATGCAAAAGCAGATACAGACACAAAGTTACTGAATTACTCGACGACGCTGGAAATGAACAGCGCAATTAAACAAGCTGCAGATAGCATTTCTTTAGAGGTGTCAAAAACCTATACGACAACAGTACAGGTGGAAGAAAAATATAAAGATGCAGTAAAAGCTGGACAGACAGCAGCAGCCGACGCAGAAACAAATGCCACGAAAGCCGGACAGACAGCAGCAGATCAGGCGGAAAAGAATGCGAAAGCAGATACAGATACAAAGCTGAAAAGTTATTCTACAACAGAACAAATGAATACGGCTATAAAGCTGGCAGTAGATAACATCACTCTTGAAGTAAAAACCGTACGCCAGGCAGTATCTGAGAAAAACGGAAATTTCTACGGAAGTAAAATCCCGACAACATCAAATGAACCAGCCTCAGCCTGGACAACTGATGACTTAAAATCTTTGCATGTCGGAGATATTTACTATGATATTACAACCGGATATGCGTATAGATACACGTATAAAACTCCGGGATTAAAGATCACATTTTCATCCGATTCGAGGACAGAGAGTGTAAATTGCGATTATGTAAAGATTTATTACAACGACAACGGAACCATGAAACTTGCAGGAAAATTCGGAGGGACCGATATAGCAGGAGCTTCCGTCTTTGTTCCAGCATCAGAATTTTATGTATATTGGCGCACAGATAGCTCAAGCTGCAACTTCTACGGATTCAGCATAGCATCAGTGACAAGTACATCAGGAGAAGGAACCGGAACTGCGGAATCATTGCCAAACTATACAGTGACAGAATTGTCAAAAGGAACATATCCGGAGAGTCCGAACCATGGAAATTACGGAAACAACATCAATTTGCTTTGGAAATGCTCCGGAACAACATCAGGAAGCAAAACGGCATCCTGGGAAAGAATCCAGGATCAGGATATTAGTGTTGCAAAAGCCCAGGCAGATGCAGCACAGACAACAGCAAACACTGCAAAGAATACAGCTGACACCGCAAAAAGTACGGCCGAAACTGCAATATCCAGGATCACAGTTGCAGAAAACTCGATCACGTCAGAGGTTTCCCGTGCGAAAGGTGCGGAAAGTACTCTCAGCTCCCGAATCACGCAGACAGAGACGGAAATAGAGTCGAAAGTATCTGCTGGAGATATTGCATCATCAATTAACCAGACAGCGCAGAGCGTTAAGATTAACGCATCAAAAATTAACTTCAACGGTTTGGTTACTGCGAATACTTATTTTAAAATTAACACAGACGGTTCATTTGCAGCGAAGAAAGGAACTATCGGAAATTTTACGGTTACAAGCGGAAAAATAACCACCGGATATGCAACGTTAAGTATGCGATCACATGCTTTCATTTTTAATGGAGGGTTAGAGATACATACGGGTAATTCGACGTTTTCGGATGGTTCTGACGAATTTAAAGTATTTAATCTTTCCCATGTGACATCTGGAGGCCATATGGTATTTGCAAGAGACGGAGCAACAGTGGCTTATTTGTCATCATCATCCAAGCGATATAAAGATCATATTGCAAACATGACATTAGATGAAGCGAAAAGAATGCTGAATGTTCCAGTGATATGGTTTAAATACAAAGAAAATTATCTCAGTCAAGAAGACTGGTTAAACGGAAAGAAAATGCCGGGATTTTATGCAGAAGACATATACAGCATTTTCCCGGAAGCGGCACAGTTAAATGAAAAAGGAGAACCGGAAGACTGGAACTTTCGTGTATTAATTCCGGTAATGCTTAAACTGATTCAAAATCTCTATGAGGAAAAGGAGAAAACAGCATAATGAATGAAGTAAAAGAAAAGGACAATAAAGAAACTATTAAGGAAGAAACAAAGGTGTCCGAGCCGGACACAGAAGAAAGCACCGCACAGGAACAGAAAGAGGATAATAATACAGTAGAGAAAGCAGTAGAAGCTCCTCCGTTAGGGGCAATCCTGGACAAAAGAACAGAAGAAATTCGAAACGTGGTATTTGGAGCAATGGCACAGTATGGAATCCCTGCGTCGTTAATGGATTACATGCTTACCTCTGTTCTGTCAGAAGTAAGAGATTTAAAGTCAAAAGAATATTCAGACTGCCTTGTAAATAAGGGGGAATAAAAGTGGCAAACGTAAAAAAATACACAGATCAGATTGCAAAAGCGCAAAAAGGGCGAGATGTCAGAGATGCGATTGTTAATGCGATAAATGCAGTCTCGGATGAAAACAACGAATACAATCAGGTTAAAACTGACATTCTCGAAGCGCAGACAGATATAACCGAAAAAGTAGCGAAAAACGAACATACAGAACAGACATTTGCAGCAGATGTAAAGAAAGCAGAAGCCTTGAAACAGGGTCTTGATTCGAATATCGAGCAGGGAACTGCTTTAAAAGGTCAGCTAGATACTGCAGTTTCAACAGCAAATACAGCAAAAAAGAATTTGGACAGTACAAATACAACGGCTGCACAAAGAAAAACTGATCTGGATGGATCCATAAGCACCGCACAGACGTTAAAAGGAAATCTGGAATCAGATATTTCTCAAGGAACGACATTAAAACAGGGACTTGACTCTGATATTACACAGGGAACTGCTTTAAAAAGCCAGCTGGATACCACAGTCTCAACAGCAAATACAGCAAAAAAGAATCTGGATGATTCAAACACAGCGGCCGGAAAAACCAAAACCGACCTGGATTCATCAAATGCAACTGCGACACAGACAAAATCAGGATTGGATTCAACAAATAAAACCGCCTCTAATCTGAACACATCCCTGGGAGAAAAAATCACAGAAGGAACACAGCTGCAGGCAGATCTCCAGACGACCGGAGAAACTGCGGTGAACAATTTACAGACAGAAGCAAATAAACAGATTCAGAATATTACTGCAGCAGGTGGAGGAATTGAAAACGCACTTTCAAATTTCTTTGCCCTCCGCAGGACTGGAAAAGTATATACAACGAGAATCTACAAGTATGACACTTCTACCAGTCCAACAGGCGTGAAACTGAACGACAATGAAGGGCTGGTGAGAAAACCGTCCACAAATACAGCAATCGGACAGGATGATTACAGGGAGATTGGCGTATTCATGCACTTTCCATGTAATTTTACCGTAGATAATAAAGGCTTTAACCATGTGACTGCACTGCAGGGACAACCGGATTTCAAAAAGACCGGAAAAGTAGATGTGGGAGAGGTCACAATGTCCGCATGGGTTGGAATCACAGACAATCCTGAGTATGTAGATTATCATTATTCAGACAGTCCGAACGAAGCCCTTGGCCTTAGACCAATGGGAGAGTCAATTAATCCAGACGGAACAATTTCACCTTTTATGATCCACGGAAAATACGGAGCCGGAGACATTGATGGAGTGCCGTACAGCTCCGCTGGATTGATTCTGGCAAACGGAAGCCAGAAAGGAGGAAAACCAGTATCATACACAGGGCTGATCGCATACATGAGAAAGAAAGGCTCAATGTACGTGGGAACAACAAACTGGGATCTCTTTTACAAACAGCTCATGATGATTATTTTATATGCAACAACGAACAGCCGAAGCGTTATGGCTGGATGTAATTCTTATTCAATGCAGGAAATGGCAGCAGTTGCAGAAACCGGAGTAACAAGAGTGATTCTCCCAAAAGCAAAAGCCAACAATTATATTGTTGGGTCTTATGTATCTGTCGGGGATATTGGTTCAAATACAAATAAAGATAGATATTACGCATACATGCACAACCTCGCATATGACGTGAAGATCTTGAAGATTGAACCGGTAGACGATACAAATTCTGCAATATATTTGGACACAGAACCATTCAACACGACATTAACGACCTGCATCTCAACAATGCCATGGCGGACCGGCTCAACCGACAGCGTGCTTGGATCAGATGGATCACCGTTCTCAAATACAGATAACAAGAATCCATTCAAGATCCAGGGAATCGAAACCGGATACGGTGCTTATGAAGTCCTCAGTAATGTATTTATGGATATTGTTACAGATGAAGACGAAACACCAAAGAGAGACGTATACATCTGTATGGATGCGTCACTGCTTACAACGGATATGAATGCAGCAAAGACACGATACAAGAAAGTAGCGGCTCAGGTAACATACACAGCAGCATCATGGAAATACATCTCAAAATGCTTTGTTGATCCAGCCCTGGGAATCATGGTACCGACGGAAACAAAAGCCGGAAGTACAACAGGATTCTGCAATGGACTGTATACAGATTCAGGCACGAGCGGCCAAAGAGAATGGCTGTCCCTGGGCGGTCTGAGCAATGGCGCGATTTACGGCCTCTGGATTCTGGCTGCGGACCGTGGCGTTGGCCGTGC